GAACCTGAGCCTTATTGCCAAGATTCAGAAGCTTACACCAGCCAACCAGACCTCGCTTACACCAGCCAAACGGCGTGTAGACTGGACCATCAGAGTTGGAGCAAAGCACGACCCAGTTGTCCTGACCGACAACAGCAACACCTTCACAGCACTAGCACAACCACTAAGGAGAGCATAATGGCACAAGTAGAGATAGCACCACAAGAGGCACGAACCCTAGACAAAGCGATTCAGCTACTGAGGGACAGGCACTATATGTATTACCACAACTCAGCAAACCCTGATGGAGATGTAGCTCAGGGACACAGGCAAAAGGCTCAGTGGCTAGATGAGCTGAGATTCAGAATCACCAAGGAGGTATTGTAATGGCAAAGTATGAAGCGGTGATTGACCTGACCATTGAGGTAGAGGCAAGTGATTCAGATTCAGCAGACAAGCTCATCTTAGGAGAGCTTACACAGAGGCTACTGGAAGTAGCAAGCAGGGACAACAAGTTCAAGATGTGGCTTGATGTCAGAGAGATTGAGGAGATGGACTAATGCTACCAAACCTAGATGAGATTCGCAACGCACTAGCAACGGCAGAGGGTATCGCTTGGGACGGATGCCACAAGATTTATATCCTGATGGATACAGGCGAGGTGGACAAGATGAGAGCGTATGATTACGACCCACTTATCACAACAGACACCCACACACCAGAGCAGATGTTCGCTATGCTATCCAGATGGTATCGGGATTCTTGTGGACTGAGGTTCATTGACATATGCGAAACACCACGCACAGATGACCCGAACAGCGGATTCTATACAGTTGTGCCACAATTTGACGGAGAGCTAGAGGAGGTAATCTAATGGAGAGCTTACACAAGAGGATTGTCAGGGACTTGACCTACCGATTCATAGTTGATGATGTGTCAGACGGCAAAGGCACCGAGTATCGTTGTTCTATCTACGACCCAGAGATGTTGCTATTCAGCGAGGGCTGGGGAGATACACCACTAGAAGCAACCCTAGTAGCTATGAACGGAGAGGTAATCTAATGGGACTACAACACCACTTCGTTGTCGTGATTGAGGACGGCAAGGCTTGGATAGATGATGACACCACCGACCACAAGTTCTACGAGGGCTCAGTCTGGAATGATGATATCAACGACTGGGAACCGAACTACGACCACGCAACGGAAAGTGAAACTGCCAGAGAGTTGCTCTGGAATATGCTAAACAAGGAGGAGGGCAAATGAGATACACTATTCAACGACCTGCTACTATCTGGCTAGAAACTGTTGTCGAAGCTGAAGATATAAACCTTGCCATTGAACTGGCTGATAAGGATTTCAACAGCGGAGATTATGTTGAGATGATTCAGACTTGGGACATTGACTTTGAGCGATACTGGATTCAGAACGCAACAGGTGCGGTCATTACCAGAGATGAGGGTAAGGTGATTGTAAATGCCTAACGAGGATATCATAGATGGAGTCTTACAGCGTGTTGGGCAAACCCTGAACGCACAGCTTACAATCACTTGGGATACCAAGCAGACACTAGGCAACTACCTAAACATAATCAAGGACAACGATAGCAATTACAGCTTTGAGGACTTCATTGAGTATGTTATGCTGAACTCAGTTGAGGAGCTTATGAACTCAATTGAGGTAGAGGGAGCCTCGCTACTGGAGGAGAACTTCTTCATCACCGATTCAGATGGGCAGGTGCTAGGCTAATGATTGACAGCAAAACTTACCTAGCAATTATCAGCGATATCCTAGACACGATTGCCAATATGCGTGAGTCTGGGGACTATGATGATGACACACTAGAGGCTCTAGAAAACAGACTAGAGAAGATGTAAGGAGATGGACTAATGACACTTATGCTGACACTTGAACAAGCAGACACACTCAGGGCATACCTTGGGGAGATTCTAGCCAAGGACCCGAACAAAACTATCGAGGAAATATACACACAACTATTGGAGGATAACTAATGCCAAACTGGTGCGACAATGAAGTATGGATTACAGGAAACGCTGATGAACTACAGGAACTATTCAACGAGGCAAGCAAGCCAAACGAAAGATATGATGACCCAGAACACCCAATCAAGTTCCTGATGGACAACCTTGTGCCTATGCCAACAGAGCTTAGGGACACCACAGCACCACAGGATAAGCCCAACTGGTATGACTGGAGCTTGGAGAACTGGGGAACTAAATGGGACCTGAACCAAGAGTATGATGAAACCAGAGTCTACTACACCGAAGGCGATAGCGAAGGTGGATTGAACTACCTAACCGCTTGGGCACCGAACAGGGACTTCTGGAGAACAGTAAGCAAGCGATTCCCTAACCTGAGAATTGACCTGAGATACATTGAGGAAGGTATGTTCTTTATAGGGCAGGAGATTATTCAGAACGGCGAAACCCTTGACGAAGTGTATTTCAATGATGTGCCTACTGAGCTATGCCTGACAGTTGGAGCAGTGCTAGACGCTGACGGCAAGATTGACTGGGACGAGAGCAACCTGAACCTATGGGACCTATTCCCACTCATCAAGCAGGAGGAGCTGGTATGACCATCAGACCGATAATCATTGAGCCACTCAGGGATAGGCTTGGCAGAACCTTTGAGGAGGTGGACTGGGACCTGAACATTTACAAGGACCCATCAGAGGAAACCGACTTCTGGTTTATCGCACCTTATGTCTACGAGGATGGCAGTAGCTCAGAATACGGCGAGTCTATTATGCTGACCAAGGCTGAGGAGTTTGCTCTCAGACACAATGACGATTACTTTGACGAGGATGATGTGTGGTATGGTATGAAAGGATTCCTATTTGACAAATGGGATAAGCTATCCGACAGGGTAAAGTTCCTGCTAGAATCGCTACCCAAATACACCGAGGATTTAGATAGGAGTATGCTAAGATGAGAGCATCACCCAAGAAGAATGATGATGTGCTGAATCAGATTCGAGTTGCCAGAGCCTATGAGAAGGTGGCACTAGCAGAGGCTAGGAAGCGAGCTGAGGAGCGTATCAAGGAAGACACCAAGGACGCACACGAAGCTGTCATTGAGGCTGTGAGAGTGGCACTGCTGGCTGGACAGACGGCAAGGCAGATTGGCTTTGCCTATGGTTCATCAGACCCGAACACTGCGAAGCGATTAGTGAACGAAGCAATGGAGAACGATTCGTTTGACATTGCCAACCCACACCCAGAGTGGAAGCTATCTAAGAACTCAGATGGCACCTTCAATATCAAGGCTTACTCACTTGGTGAGTCAGGGCTTAGTGGCTATGGCACCTTCAGCATTGACGAAGATGGTGAGAACTTCTCCTGTGTAGATGGAGATATGTGGATTCAGGTTCAGCTATACAAGCTTGGACAAAAGGATAGAGTATTGGAGGAGGCACTTGGCTGATGAGTATTTTGATGAAGCTTATGAAATGGCTAGTGGTCTATCCGACTACTATTCTAATCTCACTGGTCGTAGTGTTGATGTGGGCATTGACGGCAATGGCGATATTTGGATATCTGGCTATCGCACCTCTGGTCGTGAGTATTTCTCAAGCGTGGAAGAAGCTGAGAGAAGACTAGAGATTGTGTATGAGAACTACCTAACCGACAACGGAGATACATCAGACCCACTGGAGGAACTATGGTAGGAATACTAAGTATCATATTCTTTTTTATCTGGCTACATTATTACACAATACAAAAGGAGATTCTTGAGAACACAATTACCGAAGCTGACACTGGATGGGAATCAGAAGAAGGCAGTCGAGAAGATTATCTCAGAGCCTACCAAAGCGAGTCTCAACGCCAGCCTTATGGGAACGGGCAAGACTTTGATGGCGGTAGAGTCAGCCTTAGGCCTTGGAACGAAAACTAATTTAGTCATTGGACCACTGAATACTTTCTGGGGTTGGCACGATACCATCCAGAGGCAGACAGACTACAAGGCTAATGGTCTTCACAAGATTGACTCTACCAAGCAGGGCTCTAGCAATATGTATGACCTTGCTAAAGGGGTAGAGGGTTGGTATTTTATTGGTCGTGAATACTTTAGAACGAAGGAATGGAAGCCTGTCAATCCAGATATGGTAATCGTAGACGAGTGCCACTTTGCACAGAACAGACACAGCAAGTCTTACAAGACGCTGATGAGCCTGAAGGCAGGATACAAACTCTCAATGAGTGGCACACCTTATGGCAATAAGTTCGAGGGATTCTGGGCTATCACACGCTGGCTTTGGCCTGAGCTTATCCCAAGGTCTTTCTGGGGCTGGGCTTACGACTGGTGCGAGATGGGCTACTCTCCATTTACCAAGCACGAAATTACTGGAGAGAAGAACGAGGGAGCATTTGCTAACGCACTGCCTTCTTACATCAGACTCTACCCAGACAAAGAGATTGACTTTGTAGAAGAGGTCAGGTATGTGGACCTAGCACCAGCTCAGCGTAAGATATACGACAAGTTCGAGAAGGACTTGGTTGTGTGGCTGAAGGAGAATCCAATGGTCGCTGAGGTTCCTGTTGCTGCGAGAATCAGGCTGAGGCAGATTACCTTAGCTGTGCCAGCAATCAACGCATCTGGCGAAGTAGACTTTGATGATGAGGCAGTAAGCACCAAGTTCAAGGCACTGATGGAAATCATAGATGACAATCCAGATGAGCCAATGTTGCTCTTGACAGATAGCCAGAAGTATGCTAGACTGGTGGCAAGACGGCTGAACAAGAAGGGCGAGGTTGCCTTTGAGTGGTCAGGTAAGGCCAACCAGAAACAGCGTGAGGATGCCAAGCAGAAGTTCTTGAAGAAGGAGCTGAAGTATATCGTGGCAGTTATTCCAGCGATTGCTGAAGGCGTGGATGGTTTGCAGGATGTATGCTCAACAGTTGTGTGGCTATCACACAGCGACAGCAATGTTCTAAATCAGCAGGTCCTTGACCGCATCAGAAGGCGTGGACAAAAGGAGTTAGTAAAGGTCTATGACATAGTTGCCAGAGATACCTTTGACGAGGGACAGCTGAGCAACCTAGTCCAGACACAACTAAGTATGAACGCATCACTAAGAAAGGAGAGCAATGTCAAAGATGAATGAGCAGTGGCTAGAGGAGAACTACCCAACGCAACCACAGGAGGAAAGCAATGAATGAGAAGCTTGCTAAAGAACTTGAGAAGTTTTTAGAATGGAAGAGAGACAAGGAACTCTATCCACCACGCTGGAGCCCAGAGGATTATGCTGAGCACCTTGTGAATATGGATGCGAGAATCAAACTGCAAAGACTCTATGATGTATTCAATGAGCAGGACCCTGGGTTCCTGACAGAGCACACCAACCCACTTGTGGATATGATTGAAGAGATTCTTAATGACTAAGCAAGTCAAAGCTTGTAGCACAGAAGGTTGCGACAGGAAGTATCACGGCAAGGGTATGTGTATGTATCACTACCAACAGCACCGCAAGGCAACGAAGCCTGTGTGCACAGAGGATGGATGCGACAAGCCTTACAAGGCTAGGAATATGTGTGAGTCCCACTATCAAAGATGGTTGGATGATGGCGAAAGAGAAGACCTAGACTTTGATGATTTCTGGGAGTTTGTAAAGAAGGAACTAAGGATAGGAGTTGCAATTGGGAATGAATGAAGATTTTTTTAGAGTGTTAGAAAAGATTGAAAAAGATGATTCCTTTCAAACAACTGTGCGAGGATACTTTAGCTATAACGCAGAGCTACTTCTCAAAAAGCACAGGGACTATGGGCCAAGCAATATCAGTGATAGTCCAGGGGGACCAATCAACGGGCTGAGAGTTAGGATGCACGACAAGATGGCTCGCATCAATCACTTGGTGGACAACCAGCAGGAAGCTGTGAACGAACCACTGCGGGATAGCTTTATGGACTTGGCTAACTACGCAATGATTGGGATGCTGGTACTTGATGGAAAGTGGCCCAAGAAATGAGCGACCTGCAGGAAATTATTGTTAACAGTAGCATAAGAGCTTTTAGAAGTGGGATGCAACACGAACGAGACCACATAATCAAGTTGCTTGAAAGCGGAAGATGGCAATCCCCTAACGAAATCCCATCAGCAGACGAGAAGTATCTGCCAGTTAGTCAAGTAATAGCTTTGATAAAAGAGCAGTCGTAAGTTTGATGAGACAGTTGTATGAAGACTTCGTAGACTACTGGGCTATACCCCTGTCAGTAGGTGCTGTTATAATCGCAGTGATTGTCAGTTATTTTGTAAAGGAGAATAAAAATGAGTGAGGTAAGCGGATTCTACAAAATCCAAGAACCAGAGAAAGTTATCTATGACGAGAAGGAGCACAGGTATATGGAAGAAGTAAAGCCAAGTTCCAACACGGCACGAATTAACCCAGATGCTATCCCAGTGTTGGCAACTGCAGTTGTTCTAGTTGGACTACTAATGATTAGCTCATTCATTGTGTCGTTTACTGGTATCTATGATGTGAGTCAGTGGACTGGTATCCCTCAGGTTATCCAATGGCTACCAGCGGTGTTTATTGATGCTGCAATTCTAGCCTACACTATCTCACTGGTGGTCTTTAAGGCCAGAGGCGAATCAACTTGGCGAACAATGGTTGGGCTGATTGCTTTTGCTGGCATCTCTGTGGTTGCAAACATTGCTCACACACTTTCGTTCTGGAACGGCGAGCTTACTGACTTCAGAGCTTGGATTGGTGTGCTAATCACAGCTGCTGCACCTATCGCTGTGCTACTTGCGGCTGAAGAAATTACTCGCCTTGCTTTTGAGAAGCCAAGGAATTAATGACTGATTACCAATGGGAAGAAGCTGAGAAGCATAACCCTTGGGGCAAGAAGCGAGTTCGAGGAAGCCATTGCTCTAAGGGGCATGAGTTTACAGAAGAGAACACTTTCATTCGTGCCTATGATAATGCAAGGGTATGTCGTGAGTGTCGCAAGCAATACGCTAGAGAAAAGTATCAGCGGAACAAACTCAAGAACGGCGGAGTAGCAAGACCGAAGAAGGATAAGCCTCAGATAATTGAGATTCCAGAATCTGTGTTGCTAGTTGAGAAAGCACAGCAGTCGTGGTATGCTTTGACCGAAGCGTTTGCTCAAGTGTCAGGAAACACTGTGCCTTGCGTGTTAGACCCACGCTTGTACATTGACGAGCCAGAGTATGTATCAGAAGATTTAGCTGAGAAGATTTGCTTTGGCTGTCCACTACTAAAGCAGTGCTACGACTTTGCAGTCGAAAGCAAGCAAGAGTGGGGTGTCTGGGGTGGAATCAACTTTACTAAGGAGGAGATGAAGTATGGGCTTGACTAACACAGAGGTCATGGCTATGACAGTCGGGCTATTTAAACAGGAGTCTGATAGAGATAAGCAACGCAAGGTGGGTGCATCTCAAATATCAGACCCTTGCACAAAACATTTAGCTAAGGCACTGCTTGCAGAGCCAGAGCCACAACAAAAGTATTGGATGGGAGCAAAGATTGGGACAGCCATTCACGGTTTTCTTGAGTCTGCTATTTCTACTGACAGCACTGGTCTTTTCGACAATGCTCTCGTTGAACAGAAGATTAGTCTGGGTAATGTTAGTGGGTACGGTTCTATCAGTAGTAAACCTGACCTTGTATTACCAACTCATAAGCACTTGATTGACTGGAAGACCAGCTCAAGAACTAAGGTCAAGAAGCTGAAGGACTTGGTGGATGGTGTGAAGCATGACAGTGGGGCTGAGTATACTCTTAAGAAGTACATTGGTCAGACCCAGCTTTACGCTTGGGGAATGAACCAAACAAACATCAAGGTTGACAGCATCAGTTTGGTATTCATCAATCGTGAGGGCACTTATGAGAACGACATCTGGACTCACACTTACGAGTATGATGAGTCATTTGCTGTGGCTCTTTGGAATAGACTGATTAGGCTGTGGGATGAACTTCAGAGTGGAGCTCACCCAGACAACTACCCGTCAAACCCAGAGTGCTTTAAATGCAATATAGGAATCTAGCGACACGCCAAACAACTGCAAATTTTGTAGTGAATAGAATATGTGCTAGAATACACACACAATAGATATAGGAGGAAACAAATGAGCGACACGAATTTCCCAGAGCTAGGCTTTGCTAAGTTTATCCATAAAGCAGAAGCTCTAAACGCACCAAAGAGCATCTTGCTTTTTGCTGATGCTGGCAGGGGCAAGACTTGGCTGGCATCATCTGCTACCGAGGTTCCATCAATGGGCCCTGTGCTTTTGCTTGACGCAGAAGGCGGAGCTTCAGCTATCGCAAGAGACTGGAAGAATGTTGATGTGCTAAACATCACAACTCACCAGCAGTTTGTATCGGTAGTCGAAGACTTACTAAACAAGCCACACAAATACAAGACCGTAATCGTTGACACGATTGGTGTTGTGATGGACAGGGCAGAGAAGTATTTTGGTGAGAAGCCAGAGAACCAGAACAATAAGTTTGGTCGCTGGGGAGACCTAAAGAATTGGGCTAATGAAGTATTCAGGGCGTTGCACACCGCACCGTTTACCTCAATAATCATTGCTCACGCACTTGATGACAAGGATGAAAACACTGGAGCTGTGAAGACAACTGCAATGCTACCTGGGTCATTCAAGAGTACACTTCCTGGTATCCCTGATATCGTTGGTTATCTAACGGTTGAAGAGGTAGAGGGAACACCACAGCGGGTGCTGATTGTAGCCCCGTCAAACCGATTGATTACAAAGAATCGCTTCGGTTTACCAGCAAAAATATATCAACCATCCATGAAGAAAATCATGGGACTAATCCAAGGAGGTACTAAGTAATGTCAATTAAAATTACAGGTATCACAGAAAGTTCACTATCAAGTGGACCATCTAGTGGGCCAATGTCAGCAATTCCTGCTGGGTCCTACAACGCAACTGTGTTTGAGGTAAAGCAGGAAGAGGTTCGCTCTGGACCAAACGAAGGCAAGCCACGCTTCAATGTTCAGTTCAGAATTTCAAGTGGGCAGTACGAGAACCGTAGAGTATTCTCTTACATTCCACTTTATGTAGCAGGTGACTTCTGGAAGACACAGAGCTTCTTCTCTTCACTTGGCTACGACATGAAGTCGGGAGACTTTGAAGTACCAGACCTTAACGAACTTCAGGGCAAGGCAATTGGAGTGCGTGTCAAGGTGGGGAAAGACCAGAACGGTGAAGACCGTAATGAGGTAGCAGGTTTCGACAAGGCAACCTCAGAGTCT